GATTTTTTCATTTTATTCTATTGTTAAATTAATTTCTTTCGCTTTTTGCAATTTGGCAAATAACTTGTCAAATGCTTTTCTTGAATTACCTATAAAATCTGTAGCTCTTGTTTGTCCGACTAAAATACAACCCTCTGTATCGTGGTTTGTATTTCCGGAATGAATGCGTACGCCTTCAAAATTTGGAACATTTAAAAGCAAAGGCAAATCCTTCTTAAATCTTGTAGAGCGATTTATTATCACTTTGTATTTTCCTTTTGGAATAGCAGTTTCGTTCTTGATTTTTACTGCACGCTCTACATCTTCAAGAGTATAGCACTCAAATTTTCCATCAACAAATAATTCGCCAATGGTCGAATTTAAAGTTTTATGTATTCTTTTTAAAAGTAGTTCCATTATTGATTTTCGTTTGGTTTTTCTTTAAAATCTTTTAAGTCCATTTCTTTGTTGAAATTTTCTATTTTTCCAATTATAGCATCGGGTGGAAATGCGCCATTTGTTATAATTTTCATGTTTTTCATTGCGGATAAAGATGGGTAGAAAATAACAAGCAATCTACCTACCATTTTGATATAACGATATACCAAATCGTCCTCTATTGTGAGGTGCGCCAAACCTTCCATAATGAAGCCAAAAGCTACCACCATTGACACTTTAATACCAAAACCAGTAATATTTTTTTTGAAATCCCAATCTTTTTTGATTTTTAAATGAACATAGCTCCCTAAAAGATGGTCTAAGGCTATCGAACCTAATGCTATAGACACGTAGTCTATGTTGTTAATGAGCCAATTTGTAATACTTGGGAATACAAGGCTTGGTATTAGACTTATCAATGTTGATAGTTTCAACGATAGTTGTATGTTTTCTATATTTTGTGTTATGAAATTTCTCATTAGTCTGTAGTTTTTGTATATTCTGCAATCAACCGGAAATGATATTGTTGCAAATTGTTATTGTAGTAGAAAAGAAAAAGAATAGATCCAAATTGGTCTATGATAATTTCAGTTTTAAATTTATAGTTTTCAGTTTGATATATGCCATTTGCTCCTTCGGAGTTGATTTTAGCATAAAAAATACTACCATATTGATTAACGACTTTTACAAAGCCATCTACTGATATAAATTCTTCTACATTTTCAGCTATAACATGAGGTGTATAATCCGTTGTGCTGATAGAACTTATTACTTTTCTATAAATAGGCTTGCCATTTATCCATTTTTCGCCGGTTAAAGTTTCATCTATTGAATAGCCGCCCCCCGACGGCGTATTAAAATTTGGCAAAAATGGTTCAAAATTAAGAATCAAATCGCTCACGGATTGAAAACCATTTCCGTCTATCATTATAGTGTCAATGCTTTCGTTTGAAAAAACAGTGTCTTTTTTGTCAAAAATAGAAACCAGAGATACTTTATTCCCCGCGGACTTTATTAATTCATATTTTTTAGGATATGGAAATCCATTAATGGTAAACATTTTATCGCTAAAATTTCTTAAATCTAATTTATTTGGTTTATTTGCCATTTTATTTTATAATTTCGGTTGTATAATTTCGTTTAAAATTACAAGTAGTATCATTCCAGCTTGGATAATCACTAATATTTCTTTCTACAAATAATTTTATTTCTTCAAAAAGAAATTTTGCCTCAGATTGTTTCTTGTAATAGTAGTTTTTTCTTTCGTCTATTGAAAGCGGCTGGCTATTTGGATTTGTTTTTATGACCATCCCAAAAGAGGTAGAAACGGCACCAGAGCTCATCACAAATCTTGCATAAGCAAAATAAGACAACATTATTTCTATTCCTTCAAAATGATAAGTTCTGTTTTTCCAGGTATATTCGCCGCCGGCTAATAGTTTTTGATATTTTGGTTCTGCTCTAAACTCTATCAAATCCATAAAGAAATCTTCTCGAACCAACGGTTTGAAATCGAATAGCTGTGCTTCTCGACAATACGTTTTGAATGCTTCGGCATCATAGCCAATAGCAACTTGCAATTTACTTGCTACTATATCTTTACTAATTAGCAATTCCATTTCCGGTGGGATTTTTATTATAATCTACGGTTCCGTCATCTAATAATTTGTACTGTTTTATGGTCCAATTATTAGATGGATTTATAGGGTGTTTGTAATTTCTAAATAATTCAGAAAACAATATTTCTAACTTCTCTTGGTCTTTTGATATTAGAGCGTTATAAACTGATTGTGCCTTTATCAAATCTTCTCCCGACGTATTGCCAAGTTTTCCGGCTACATAATCTATCAGCTGAGGCGGAATGTTCTTAAATGCTTTTCTAATAAAATTTGCGCTCGAATCTTCAAAATGCGCATATTTATCCGGTTTGGTATTATTTACTATTGTATCAAATTTAAAATGCCCGCTTTTTTCCCTCTCATCATCCCAATCATCTTCTAAAAGCATTTTAGAATTAGCATTCTCTATTCCCGAAATCTCTTGTATATTTTTTTTGAAATTTGACCGAGCTTCTTCATTATCGAATTTTCGGTGTCTGATAATCGTAATGTCTTCAAAACCCCTATCTACTGTTCCTACATAGTATAAACCGAGTTTATGCTCTACAGTTGCAAAAGTATAAGCTACTTCAATTAATGATTTTGGGTAAGTGTGTTTATTTGAGAGTTTGAAAAATAAAATCTGTCCTTTGTAAAATTCCCAACCACCAGCAGCTTCTACTTGTGCCTGTATAACTTCAGGTATTGGGTTGTAAGTGTCCAGTACATCTATTTCTTCTTTCTTTAAATTCTTACCCCACCCTTTTTTGCTTACCAGTATTTTTCCAGAAAAATTATCGCTATCCGGCTTTCCCAAACGGCAAAGTGTAAATGGTACAACCTCAAAACTATCTTTCTCATAGTTGAGGTTGTAGTTTACATGAATGAACACTCCTTGGTGTCTTGAAATAGGCTCGGCGATGTTAAATAGTAAATCGTTTGGCGTAGTTATTTCAAATGGATTTTCTGAAAGATTTATTTTTGATAAATCCACTTCAAATCCGCCCCCGGCTAAAAAAGTCTCGTAAGTCCAAGCGCATTGAAAAGCTGTTGGAGAATTATCGATGAGATTTTCTACAACAAGTGGTTTTAAATTATCTTCTCCATTGAAAATAATACCTAAACGCTTGTTGTATATCTGCATCGGCTCCTCAGTATACGATTTAACTATTTCTGACTTCATTTATTTTTTTACTTTTTAGGGCTTCCTGTCTTTCCGTTTTTGTCTTTTGTGTCTTGTGGAGTGATGACTGAATCTAAAAAAGCATTAAATTCCTCTGAAGACATTTCAAATAACTCCTTTGCAGAAATTGATTTGTCCTCTTTGTTGAAATTATCTTCAATTCTTACAAATCCTTTTTCAATAAGAGAATTAATTTTGGCTTTTAAAGCCTCTTCTTTTTCTTGAGTTTCTGCCTCAAGTTTAGCTTCTGCTTTTGCTTCTTCAAATTTCTCTACCTTTTTTTCCCATTCTTTTGGAAATTTTTCAAATAGTGAAATTCTATTTTTATTTTTTGATAAAAGCTCTATTGCTTTTTCGTCTGTAATGTTGTGTTCAGAATAAGATTGACTTGTTCCAGCCATAACTATTACTTTACCTTTTTTTAATTTAAAATCAGGCTTTGTGTCTTTTTTATTTGTTTCCATTTTTTCAGTATTAGGATTATAATTTTTTATTTTTGATATATACCCTTGTATTTTTGTAGGGCAAAAAGAACAGGTCTCTCCGAATATCAATTCATGCAGCCTGTAAATGTGTTTTAAATAAGGAGTTTCGTCGCTTGATTTACCAGTTAAGATGACGACATTGTCTAAACTCCTTATTTCATTTAAAATATCAAGATCTTTCTTATGGAGCAACATAAGTATTGGCTTCTATCCAATCTATAGTATCTTCCAAACCACTTTCTAATAAAAATAGTTTTTTACCAGTGCTTTCTTCCTCTCCTTTTTCAGTTGCAACTGTAATAGTTGTAACTCCAGAGTTGGCGGAAGAGTCGTAATTATCTTCTGTAATAGTCATTCCGGATTCAAATCCGAAAATCTCAAAAGATAACTCGCCGTTTAATCCTTTGTCTAATTTCTCAACTATGGAAATGACACGACC